ACACGGAGCGTGCGAAGCTCCTGGCCAGCCGTCCCGATCTCTCTTCCAGCGTCCGCAAGACGTTGGCAAGTGTGTCCCTCGCCGAGCTGAAGTCGGCGTGCGAGACCTGGGAGCGTGCACCCTACAACCCTGCCGCCGCTGCCAACGTGACGGGCACCCAGGGCAACCGCAAGGACGTGGACAACTGCCCGCCCAAGGTCGCCGCCATGATGGACGAGGCCATGGGCCTCAAGGCTCAGGGCGGTGAGGCCATGACGCGAGAGGCCCACGGCTTCTCGACGGTCTTCAACCCCATTACCCCCGAGCGCGCGCGAGCGATCATCGCGAGCAAGAACGGAAAGGCAGTCTGACCATGGCAGATCTCACACAAGGCCGGATGGCCCAGCCGATCTCCTTCAAGAGTGGATCGGTCGTACTCGCAGCTTCACAGACCGTCTACAAGGGCGGCGTCGCGTGCATCGACCCCGGCACCAACGCCTTCAAGAAAATGGCAGGGGGCAGCGCCAGCGCCAGTCTCATCCCGGTCGGGATGTTCGCCGAGGACGCCGTAACCACTGATGCCGGAACGGGCCGGGTCATGGTCGTCCTCAACCAGGAGCTGTGGGGCCAGTGGCTTGACAACGCCGGGGGAGGGTCGGCCGTCACAACCGCGAACCTCTACACGAACTGCTACGCCTCGGATGACCACACCGTCTGCAACGTGTCGGGCAACGCGTTCGCGGGAACCGTGTGGGATCTCGACACCCTCAAGGGCGTGTTCGTCGTCTTCTTCGACACCCTCGGATACTGACGGGCTCAGCGCCCACGAAAGGAACTGAGTCATGCCAGGCAACATCATCGACGCAACATTCGTCCACTCCTTCGAGCGGCGGATGTCAACCATCCAGGAGTCCGAGTACGTCCGCAGACTGGCGGACCGATTCACCTGGTGGACCAAGGTCTCGAAGACGCGCCCCATGCAGGGTGCAACGGAACGTCTCGCGTGGTTCCTGGAGACGGCGACCATCGACCCCGTGGGGCCCGCGGGCTCCGGATCTATCAGCTTCGAAGAGCTGGTCACGCAACAGGCGGTCTACCCGACCTTCCGCCACGGCAAGGGCATCAAGGTCGAGCGCGATCAGCTTGAGTTCCTCGACGGCTCGGGGCTGAACACCCTGGCCGAGTGGAGCCGGATGGTCGGCAACGAGATCGCGTACGTCCCGCAGCGTCTCATGGCTCAGATGATCCTCAACGGTGGCAACACCGACGGATCCGCGAACGCCTACGACGGCTGCCCCTTCTTCGTCAACCCCGTCACGGGCGCGGCCACGGGGTTCACCACGGGTCACCCACTCAACCCGTTCAATCCTAGCATCGGAGGGTACTTCAACTGGCTCACGGGCAGCCCCACGAGTAGCTACCCAGGCGCTCTCCCCATCGACGACAGCGTGACGGTCGACCAGGCTCTGGAGAACCTCGGCAAGATCATCGCCTGGATCTCGACCGTCAAGATGCCGAACGGGAAGGACCCGAGGATGCTCTCCCCGGTGTTCATTTTGGCGCCTCCGGCCATGGCCCCCCGGCTCCGTCAGCTCACCCACGCCAAGGTCCTGGCCATGACGGCAGGGGCTTACGGTGGGCACGGTGGTGGTGGTGCAGACGTCGAAGCACTCATCACGGGATGGGGACTCGGCGAGCCCATCATCGCGCAGGAGCTTCAGGCCTCGCAGTCGTACTCGACCAAGATGCCGGTCGTGGTCGCATCCACCGGCAACACCTCGTTCATGTCCGAAACGGTCACGGGCTCGGACACGACCTTCTACATCTTTTGCGTCGAAGCCTCGACCAGCCAGCTCGGAGCCCTGCTCTACCTGACCAGTTCGCCGTTCCAGGTGCGGTACTACACGGGCGACACGGGCGGCACCGGGATGGATGCAGTCCTCAACCGTGCGAACGAGTTCGAGTACCACGTCCAGGGCCGCATCTCGACAGGGTTCGGCCACCCGTACGCGCTCTTCAAGGTCGGCCCCTGACCTGATCCTTCGGTTGAACTCTTCCCATCGCGGGAAGAGTTCAGTCGACTCCAGCCCCACACTTCCCCTGCCAAAGCGGGGGAGGCTGGGGCTTTCGGGGTGTTCGCGCCATGAGTTTTCCCGCCCTCGACCTTGCGACATTCTCCACTCGGACGACGATTCCGACCGGGGACGTTGCTGTCGTCGAAGGGAACCAGCCCGGGTACGTGAACCAACGCATCGTGACGCAGACGGGGTGGCTCTACAATCGGCTCCGCAAGCGGTACGCGAAGACGATCCCCTTTGGGCAGACGGCACCCTCGCTTCTCGCCTGGGGGATCTCTCCGCCCGCCGTGACCCTCATCGGGCGACCTGTTCTCGGGTCGATCCTCGTGAGGATTCAGGTGACGACCCCCGGTCCTCTCGGCACCGCGGTTGTCATGTACACCATCAACGGGGGCTCAACGTGGACGACCAGCGTGACCACGGCTCCCACAGTGCTCCTTGGCACTTCTGGGATGTCTGCCGTGTTCCCTGTGGGCACGTACGCCACGAGCAACCAGTACGCAGCCGCGACTCCCGTCCCCGAGAGCTTCTTGGATTGGCTCACCGTGCTCGTCTCGAACGATGTCATGTGGAAGCGGGGAACCAACCCGCAGGATCCAGCCAGCGTGGCCCTCACGGAGCGTCGCAAGCAAGTCCTCGACGAAGTCAAGGAAGCGGCTGACTCCAAAGACGGGCTGTTCGACCTCCCCATCTCGGATGACGAGCAGTCCGCCATCTCCTCAGGGGGGCCGATGGGTACCTCGAACGCGTCTCCATACGCCTGGACGACACAGACGGGGAATGCAGGACGAGCGCAGGATGCAGGCCGGTGGCGAGGCTCCCGATGACCGGCGACGCCCAGCTCCTTGAGATGATCCGCAGGGTCGAGAAGCTCGGCTCCGAGGGTATCTCCGAGCTGTCAAAGGCCGCAGCCCCGAGGATCGAAGAGATATCCAAAGCCAGCGCCGCAGCGGGCATGACCCCCGACGGTCAGACCTGGAAGCCGAAGAAGGACGGGGGCAAGCCCCTTCAGAACGCAGCAGCGGCCGTCGAGTGCATCGCCCTCTTCGACCGCATCAAGATTCGTCTCGTCGGCACAGCCACGGGCTCACAGAAGGTACAGGCCATCCAGAACTTGACTCGTCCCATCATCCCCGCCCGCGGCGGAGAAATTCCAAAGCCGCTTGTCGAGACGCTCAAGGACGTAGCAGGCCGAACCTTCAAGCGAATCATGGGGGGCGGCTGATGTTCCAAACGCAGGACTCCAGCGTCCCCATCCTCACTCCCTTCCTCGATCCACTCATCGAGGTCACGGAGAAGGTTCGCACCTGGTTCGCGGACCCCTTCGTCCTCGCGATGCTGACGCAGCAGAACATCACCCCTCCGCAGATTGGGGTGACCAGCTACAACGCTCGGGAGCAGCAGCTCAATCAAGGTGTGGGGCAAGCCAACCGCATCGTGTTCATGCCGGGCAGCTGGCCTGACGGCTCCAACCAGGGCGTGCTCGTGGCTCCTGTTCGTCGCAAGGGCGTCTACGAGCGCGTCAACGCGACTTGGGAGCGCATCGTGACCGCGTCCGTGTGGGCTGTGGACAGCTCCGACGCGTCCAACCAGGAGAAGCAGATCCAGGCGGTCTCCTCGCTTCTCAACACGCTGCACACTGCACTCCGCGATGTCCTCCAGGGGGACTTCCCTGGCATCGGAGAGATCTTCCGTGACCCCAAGGTCGGTTCAGGGAACCAAGCCTTCGGCATGGAGCTGCTCTTCCAGTTTGTGTTTCGGTGCGAAATGCGCGGGCTCCCAGTCAATGTTTCCGGTGTGCCGGTCACCCCCGTCATCAACAGTTGAAGAGGTAAGCGATGCTTCCGTCCGTCCAAATCTCCAAAATCAACGCGAATGCTGGGACCGTACCTGCCTCCTCGAGGGGTATCTCGTGCATCATCGCCCCGTGCTCGGGTGGTTCTGCCATCTCCAACGTCCCGTCCTCGTGGAACAGCCCGTCGCTCGTGCAGCAGACGTTCTTGTCGGGCCCTCTCGTCGAGATGGCGGCCTACGAGATGACCGCGACGAATCTCCCCGTCGTTTTGGTCAAACCTACGACCTCGACAGTAGCCACGTACGGCAACATCACTTCGGTACTGAACGGTAGCTCGACGTTCGCTCCGGCTACGGCCAGCCCCGCGCTCATCGCGGACGACTACAACGCCGTCGCGACCGCTACGGTGGCCTCGCCCCTTCCCCAGGGGTGCGCAGGCGTCGTCGTCGCCTTCACCGTGGGTGGGGCCCTCGGCACCCCGGGAATCCAGTACGTCTACTCCCTGGACGGCGGTAACTCTTGCTCGGCTGTGCAGAACCTGGGGGTGGCCACCACGATTGCCCTCGTGGAGCCCGTCACCGGAGCCGACACGGGTGTTCGAATCGCGCTGGGTGCCGCGGCCACGATCGTCACCGCGGGCGACTACTTCTGGTTCGTCACGACGGGCCCTCGCATGACCACAGCCGACCTCACGAGCGCCCTCGCGGCCCTCTACGTCTCCAAGCAGCCTTGGGATCTCATGCTCGTCCACGGGGAGACCGATTCCAGCTTCGCCAACGTCATCCAGCCGTGGATCAACACGCTCAACGCAACGGGACGGTACACCACGGCCCTCATCAACACACGATTCAAAAATCAAACACCGGGTGCGGTAGAGACCGAGGTGG